CCTCCAACAAGGTTAGTAATTGTAATACTAATTGCTACTGGTCGCTGTCTAATTACGCCCTGAGCATCAGTTAATTGAAAACTGTTTTCATCACCTGCAACCCAGTTTGAAAGAACCACGCCACGCGCACCAAAAAATGTTCCACCTGCAAAAGTTCCAAGTGGTGCAGCTTTTTTAGGTGAAAATACAGCAGCGGAAATATTTGGCGTTACTGTTCCACCGACATCATTATCAGTAACAATATTTGTTGTATCAAAAGTTCCAAAAGTATCACGCAACAAAATCTGTTTAAGTGTTGTATCGTGACTAATTACAATACCTGTCGCACCTGATGTTGTTTGCGTTACGTCTGAACCTTCAGATATTGTTCCTGTAACAACTCCTGAGTATTCCAAAAATACTTCTGAGCCTACATACTGTTCTGCCTCTATACCGTCTGAATTTCCTGTAGAAACCTCACCGCGTCTAAATATGTACTTAATCCATTCGTACACCTCTGTTAAAGGGTTATTATTACAATTTAATGTAATACCATAGCCCTCTAAAGTGCCATCATCATTAATATCAACAGTAGTATTAGCATATGCAGCAGAAGGAGCTGCATTATTTGTAAACCATGTTGCAAGCGCTGGACCTTGTGCAGCAGGTGCAATTGCATCTTTAGTTGCAGATCCAGTTGCATCATTATTAGTAATTGTTTCAGCAGCAGTCTGAAAATCAGTTAACGGGTCATCAATCAAATAATAATGAAATGTATAAGTAGGACTAGATCCGGCAATTAGAGTAATAATTCCGCGAGCACCAGAAGTAACACCTGTAATTTCATCACCTACGTTAAAATCATCTGTTCCTACAGCAGTTGTTGTTATTGAGCTATAACCAGTTGAATTATCAAGATCTGGAGCAGTTGCAAGGGGGATAGGGTTGCGACCACCAGAAGTAAGTGACGTTTCAGCCTCAAAATTATCGTATAAAGTCCCATATTTACGTGCATAAACCTTTAACCTGCCACCATCGATAGCAGGGAATGAAGCAGTAGCATAATCTTTTGTAAAATAGAGTCTATCTATATGACCATCAGTCCACCAATCCTGGGTGCTATCTGTAATGTCAAAAACGCGAGTTCTAGTACTATCAGCAACAGTTCCCTGATAAACATAAATATGTGTATCTGGTTCGATAGTACCAATTGAATACAAATTGGTCCAAACCTGATCACCAGTATGTGCAACTGCATTCTGAACTGATACATGTGCATTACTTGTTAAGTTTCCAGATCCAGTATTAAAATCATCTGCAAGTGTGTTTGTATCTGGTCTAACTACTAAATAATCAGTTGCACCACCAGTAACAATTACATCTAACAAAGTTCCTGCATCACCAGAAGCATGTGAAATTGTAAATCCAACATCACCTGCAACAATGGCTCCAGCAGTTGCCACAGGAACAACTAAAATTCCAATTGCGCCAGTTCCATCACCTGGAAGTGAACGAGTCCAGCCAGCAGTACGCAAAGCACCATTTGTTAAATGCTGGACAGTTTCATAATCGATATACCATGGATTTAAGTCACCAGCATCAATAATTCCTATTGTATATTCAACAGGAGTTTCAGCAGACATAGGTGAACCATCATCCATCTGTGTTGGCTCATCGAATAAATCTTGTAGTGCTGAATACAGCTCATTAACTGTTCTTGTACCTGTCGCTGTTCCAGTCCATGTAATTCTTTTCTGTCTGGCTTCATCTAAGTAATAAACAGTGAAATCAGACGCTAAAATTGTGCTACTCATTTATTAACCCTCTTAAGCAGAAACAATTTGATCTGCTCTAATAACAATTGTTGTTGACAGACCAGTACCTGAAGCGATTGTTCCTGTAGTGCTTGCGCTAAAATATCTGGTTGTTCCAGTTGACGATTTTCTAACCCTTATGTAACAGCCAGCAGGAGTTACGCCGCTAAAGCTTGTTGTAGCAATGCCTGAAGCATTGGTATCACCGTTTAATACTTCAGAATCATCTGAAGTTAAATGCACTGATACCTGTGCTAAATTAACTGGTGTATTTGTTTGGTCTACTACAGTGACAGTTACTGATACAGATACATTCACTGTTGTAGTAGCACTTGCTCCATTCCTATAAGTAGGCGTATCGCCTCCAGTTACATTAATAGTAACTGCACCGCCAGAATTATTATAAATAACAGCATCAGTTGAAGTTGTTGCGCCGTATCCACTAAATAATACATCTGTTAATGTATAAGTTCCTATACTTGTAATATAGATTGCATGGCCTGTTCCATCTGATGTAAAACTACAATCTGTTAAACTTGTTCCTAATAATATAGCGCCATTTGCATCTGTAGTTCCTACGAATGAATTTCCTGTAAATGTCATTGTGCTAGGGTTTACCTGCCCACAATTAACAAAGGTTGTATCTGTACATTTACGGGAAGTCCCTCCAGTTACCGGAAAATCTATTGTTCCAGCATCAACAAACTGACAACCTAATATCTCCATTGTATTTACATTGACACTCGTAAAATCCCAATTAGCTACAGCACCAATTCCAACAACAACACAGTTATCTAATCTAAATAAATTCGTTCCTGTAGTATTAGCTATTAATGCCATATCAAAATTGCCGACACTTAAGCCATTACCATTCATGAAAATTTGTGAGTCTAATTGTTCAAAGTAACTGCTTGCAGTACCTGAGTCACCCCATTCAGTCGCGCAAAATATATTAAATAAGCTTCCCTGTGGATTTGCTACTAATCCCCATCCACTGGTTATATCATCGCCTGCAACATCAGTTAATGTTTCAGGAGTTCCAGAAGTTCCACCATTAATTGTTAATGCAGGACTTCCATTAGCAATAAATGAAAATCTATCCATAAAGCAATTATCAATAGCGCCAACTGCTTTTGATAAATGTATTGTTCCATACCCAACACCAGTTATTACAGTTTTACCTAAAGCTGCTTCTGATCCTGCAAATGCATGTGCTGTAAATGCAGCACTATTTGATACATCAAGACGATATGAATTGTAGAAAATATTTAACTGCAATCCTGTATCATCGTTTCCGCCTACTTCATAACCAATAGTGTCAGTTCCATCTGATAAAACATATTTGATACCACCAAGAACTTTTGTGCTAACAAGATTATCTTTTATTAACATCCAACAAGTTGAATCTGATAAATCACGAGTACCGCCTATACTGGTAGTAAACATATGCTCATCAGCATTAGAAAACTGTGAAGATAAAGCGCTACTACCTTCATAAAAATTACCAGTATCAGTATTTACGGCTACAGCATCATCACCAGTCCAGCCGGTAATAGCACTACAATCATTTAATGTTGTTCTATTATCTGTGCTCATATCTATCCGCTAAAACTATACTAGCTGCATTTATTGCAAACATATCCACTTGTGAAGGCGTATCAATTCTGACTTTTTCACCTTCAAACCGGCAATTATTAATGCCAGCTTTCCCGAAAATATAAACGGCGTCTGTTGGGTGGCTGAACTCCTGAAGCGTCACTGTTCCAGTCGGCTCCATCAAAACAAGCGTACCTGTACAATCTTCCAAGGCTTGTTCCATTGTTTCAAACTCATCTACTGAAGTCCTTTTTCCAAGCAACCTTGGTATCATAATTAAGCGATCTACATGATAAGCAGCTTTTAGTTGCCGCCACATGAAAAGCTCAACTTTAGGAGCCAGCCAATCTTTTTCCCAACAGCCAACCAGTGTTATCATTAAATACCAGGTGCTCTACGCATCTTATTTAATGTTGCTTTATAATCCCCTGTCGTTACTGCTGCATTCGTCATAAAATTATCTAACTGTTGTATCAATGTTATATAGCTTGTAAATTCTGCTGCTGTCATATCGTGTACCGCTAAATCAGCGTCTGCAATAGCATCAGCACCACCACCATTATATCCAGAGTCAAAATATTCTTTATTCTGGTCTGCCAACTTATCAGCAACGTTTACCAAATCTTGAGAATCCCTAATTAAATCAATAATAAACGCTTTCTTTTGTTCATTAGCCATGTAATAACTCCTTCATCGTCCATAATTAAGAGTAAGTATATCCAGCTCTATCATTCCAAATCTTTGTAAACCCTGCTGTTCCATCAGCCCATTGAACAGATAAATCACCGTCTGCCTGTGTAGTGACTAATTGAATCCGCCACACTCCAGAAGCTAATGAAGTACCTGGATCTGCTTCGCCAAAATAAAAAACAGTGTCACTTATTCGGTCTAATTGCTTTGCATACTTAACCACATCTGCACCTGTATCCTGTGTAATTATCTGAGTCCATCCAGATAAGCCACCAGTTAGACCAACCGGCCCACGTAAATCAACTAATTTCCCCCATTTGCCAGAAGGCAATTCAAACTGTAATTTGCTACCAATCCACCTATGTTTTGGTGTGTCGCCTTTGTCGCCTTTTGGTCCCTGTAAACCATCGCGCCCTTGTGTTCCTTGCTTACCTATTAAACCTCTTGGACCTATAACCCCATCTTTGCCAGCAGGACCATGAGCGCCAACAGTGCCATGCCTTCCATCTTTACCCCTTATACCAGGGACACCTTGCAGACCACGCGCACCACGGCGTCCCTCCGGTCCTTCAGCGCCAGTTAAACCTTTTGGCCCCATAGGTCCGGTCAGGCCATCGATGCCAGCAGGTCCAATTAATCCAGTGTCGCCTTTTAAACCTTTCGGTCCGCGCTCACCTTTAAGCCACCTTGGTTCTGTCAGTTTCGGTAATGGCGACAATTTTAACTTTTTCATAACCTGTTTCTGTTCTCCGGTAAACGCCATCAACACCCTGAAATAAACCGCCTACTTCTGTATCATCGTCTTCCTGATCATCGTTTTCTTCTTCATCTTCATCAGCAGGCTGTTCAGATCCTGGCTCCATGGCAGGTAAACCCTGATCCAATCCAAGTAAGCTTTCCTGTTCTTCATCTTCAGCAATTTTTCGTCTGACATCATCTGGATTTCTACCCCTTGATTGCATCACAGCAGATTTACTATTTAGGTTTAACTGCAATTCTTTCTCAATTGCTACCATTTCTTTTTGTGGATCAACCCAAGGAATAACAGGCCGACTGAAATCAGCGTCAAATAATGTTTCTGGATCTACTTCAGGTCCGGGAGCTACAGCGCCAGAACTCAGTGCCATTTTTACAAAACGTTCCCAAGTTGGTCTTGATTCTTTCTCTTTGTAAAAATGCCACAGCACACCATAGTTTACAAAAGCCTCTGATAGCTCCTGTCTTTGCGCGGAATAACTGCCATTGAAGTTCTTTGAAAGACTGGAGTAATTGATACCTATACCACCAGCAGCCCGCCGCATATTTGAGTCAACAAATTCTATAATACTATTATTTGGTCTATTGCTTCCAATCGTTCCAACATCTTCACCAGGGCGCAAATCATCAAAAATCATACCGGGCGCAAATTCTAATTGCCTGTATTTTTCGTCAGCCTCATCTGCTGACAAAGGCATAAACAGCTCTGGCGATCCCTTTTTAATAACTCCTGCCATGGCAGCAGCTACACGCGCCGCCACTCTTTCAGATTCTTCAATTTCTTTTATATCGTCAAATCTTGTCAATACATTAGCAAACTTAGTTATACCTCTTGTTTGCCTAATTCTCTTGCATACTTTCATATGCATCATTCTGTCTTTTGGCACAGCCTTAGTATCTGAAGAAATAACCGCCGCCATACGATCACCAGGGTGTTCTTTATAGACAAAATAATTAATTGGCTCGCCCCATGCATTTTTCTGAATTCCTTGGATAATCTTCTTTGTAGTATCATCCAAATCATGCGGGACATAATCGGCTTCTAATGGCTCGACAGAGAAAGGTACAATTGTTTGATGGTTTAACCCTGGAACACTGCCTTCAAGATACTGCATGAATACCTCGCCATCACGTCCGAAGCTACGACAAAGCAAGCGCTGCATGGAATAATAATCATATTCTTTTGTGACCTCTGGGTTTTTAATCCAGTCTTTCCATAATCTTCTCAAATCATCATTAAACTCACTGGCTGGTTTTCCGTCTAAACCCTTTACCATTGGATCAGGTACGATACCAGTACCAACAACATTATTAACAAAGGTATCAAGAGCGCATCCAGCAACATCATAGTTATCGTCAAGCTTTCGCGCTTGTTCTCGAAGCGTTGCGATTGAAGGCCGATTGTTCTCATCAGCACTTGACGATCTTCCAGTAAGCGTTCTAAATCGATTAGATTCAGCGCCTTCATAGTAATTATTAATAGCAATTCTAGCCTGTAGGCTTCTAAGTGCTAACCTTGGCGCTATCTGTGCCAATACTTTATCAAGCCATTTCATAATTACACCAGCTTTCCTGTATTAATTATTTCACTTGAATTAATTAATGCTTTTAGCATCAAACGATCTTCTTCAATAGTCATAGATCTAATTCTATTTTTTTCAATCGCTGAATACTCATGAGTTCTAATACCCATTAATACAGCCATTTCTTTTTGAAGAAGTTTATTTTTAATTCTAAAATTAAATAAATATTGCGCTAATTCTTGCTTAATACTATTCATGAAAACTTAGCCAATTTGATACTTAATCCACCTTGACCTGCCTGCCTCTTAAGCTCCTGAGTTTCCAAGCTTTGCCAATAATTAATCCAGTTACTTACTTCAGCAGCATTAGCCCTCGTCAAAGTTCTACCATTAATTGAATAACTCTGACTTTCAGCAATAGCTAAACTTGCAGCAAGCCATGCATTTAAGTGTTGTTGTATAACAGTCAATGTAACAATTGCAGCCATGTTTATCTCCTACGCTTAAACCAAGAGCTGTTATTACTTGGCCTTTTAATAAATTTCTGTTTATCTCTTTGTGGCGGTTTATATTGTTCCGCCCGTTGTATTAATTTTTTCTTCAATTCCATGCTGACTACTTTCAAATCAACACCTGAATAAATTAATGCAGCATAGCTGTATGCTCGAATATCAAGCGCTTCATTCCTCGCTCTAAGCTTCACCCATACACGTTTGGGAAATCCCCTTGTATATTTTATAATGCACTTTTCACTGGCTAACTGTTGAAAATATTCCTTATCATATGCCATTGGAAAGTGACAATATCCCGGTCCTTCATCTAGCCCTAAGTGTGCATAGACTGTTGTTTTCGCAGTATCCACACCTATCATTAATACTTTCTTTTTACTTGGATATTTAAATATATCCCTGTAGTTTGCTATTGGTTTGCCTTCTCCATCCTGTCCCTTAATCGGATAGAACTTATTAAATGGTCTGTTTTCAGGCTTGCAATAATCGTAAACAATCTGTGTATGCTGACCACCTGAATCAATTACACCTGTATCAATCTTTATAGGACCAATAGTTTCATGCTCGAATGACTTTGTAACCTCTGCTGTCAGTTTGTCCCATACAAATCCTTCATTGGGATCACCTTCAAGAATCTTGTATTCAATACCATAACTTTCAGATCCTTCAGCCCATCCAATAACTTCATATTCAAGCCGGTTTATCTGGACATCAACTGAAACAGTAAGAACCTTAACCCTTTCTGGTACTTGTGCAGCATATTCTTCCCTGCGCGCATAGAGCGTGTCGGGGTCTTTTTGCTCGCCGTAATCCTCGTATGTCTCGCCCAGGCTCGTATTAATAAACGTCTGTAGTTTCTCCGGGCTTTCCTGCGCCTTAATCCAGTCATCTACCATATCCTTCCAGGTTACCCAAGGGCTATACAATTCATTAATAAAAAAACCAGCAATGCCTTTAAATGTTTCTTCTGCCATCCATTCACCTTTGGACAACATCCATTCTTTTTCAGTATGGTCTACTATTGCATCGCAATGCGGACATAGATATTCAGCTTCTTCAGGTTTTCCAGAAGGCCACTTTATATTTTTCCATTCCAACTTCTGTTTTTCAAAGCAGTGCGGACATGGCACGTAATAATATCTTTTGTCTGATAAATCAAATTCTGATTCTATTTCACTTAATCCCTTTATTGTCGGCGTTCCACCAATAAAGGTTTTCTTATTCCAAAATGTCTTCTGTCTTTTCTCAGCTAATGACCTTGGATTACCTTCTGTTCCTGCACTTTTTGGATACCTGTCAGGCTCATCTAAAAGCACAATTCTTATCGGGCGACTAGCTAAACCAGAAGGGCTATTAGCTCCGACTCCTGTTATGTGTCCACCAGGAAACTTTTTGTGTAACACAGTATTGTCAGAATCACGCGACTTAACCTCTGCAACTTTATCCTGTATCGCTGGTGTATCTCTTAACATTGGTGCAAGTCTATCTTTAGACCATGCTTGACACATGCTCAAAGTTGGTTGAACTACCAACATTGGACAGGGATCAACATCAATGTG